CAAAAGGTTCTTCTAATAACGCTTCTTTGATTTCTCTAATAATTCTATACACCATTTTTTCTTATGTTTTTAATTTCTATTTCTGTTTTTTCCTTTTCAAACATTAACCAAGTCATTAAAGTTGTGATGGGTAGTTTGGTAACTGAATTGAATCGGAGAATATCGCCTTGAGCTGCTGCGTAAATTGATTGATACCAACCCCATTTTTTTCCAAAACTTGCTTCGCTGCTTCCGACTGTTCCACTTCGTTCTGTATATAATGGCTCAAAGCGTTCCCGCAATCGTTGAGCAAAGTCCAAAAAAAAAGCATAGAACCAAGTGCAATATCTAAAGGCATATATTTTAAAACCTCTGAGTACTTGTCTGCGGCTTCGTAATCTTCTATGATATATAAATCCTTAACTTTATTTTTAATTGGTCTAAAAAGAACTGCCATAGCTTTATGCAGCGTTTCAGTATCACCCAAGTAAGTTTCTAAATCTATAAATTCACCTGAAGTAATATCTTCTATTTTAGGAATAAAACCAAACTCGTAAATACCAAGTTTAAATGTTCTTGTTAGTTTAGGTTTTGTTTGTAGTAATGTATTTAAATGCACAAGCAAAGAATCAGTATCAGCTACTTTTATTCTTGCTACATCCTTAAGTTCAATATCACAAAATATTTCAATAGTCTTTTGATTTACAAAATGACTTGCTTCGTTGTTTTGTATTAACTTCTCAAACTTTTGGTATTGATATAAAGTAATTTCATTTAATGATTCAGGTACATTAATATCTACTTTCATATTTTATTTTAAAAATTAATTAAAGTAGGAATTGTATAAAACAAAAAAGGTAGCCATTTCTGACTATCAATTCTTAACCAACTTTAAACTAACTCTAAACTAATTTTAAATTTAATACTTCATACAATTCAAATACTTTATTCGTTAAAGTTTCGTCTTGTTTGTATTTATCGTTTCCTAATTTCTTTGCACCATTTACGTTTATTTCTATTTTAACGTAATTAATTTTTCGTTTGTTTACAAAATAAACATCGTCTATCACTATTGGATAAATAGTTATTCCGTTATTCAGACAATTCTTTATCGCTTTTAAGTTCACGGTATATTAAATAAAAGGTTAATAATGCAAAAGCTATTTGAACTAAATAATCGTTACTTGCCATTGCTATTGATGCTGATAAAACTCCTGATACTGTTCTCATAATTTCTATTTGTTTGTTATTGTTATACAAATATACAACTGTTATTAACAATAAAAAATTATTTTAAAACTTTAACAAAACTTTAACATTTAAACCTGCAGCATATAAGCAACATTCTGTTTAGCTACTTCGTACATAGCTTTCATTTTCTTTATTTCTCCAACGTTACGAGGCATAGCTATTTGTACATTGTTATTCGTTACCAAATAAATGTAACATTCAATAGTTGCTATGATTTCCCCGTATGTCATTAATAGATATAATAGTTTCCTTTGTGTGGGTTTTCTAATTGGTAGCTTACTGCATAACGCAATGGGTCAATAATATGGTTGTGCGCATCTTGTGGTGTTTTTGACTTTTTTTCCAACCAACAATAGTTATTCAATTCTTTAATTAAATTAATTGATTCAGGTGATACTATTAAATCGTAGTCTTGTAGTAAACTGATTCCGTATGTAACGCTGCCTTGTCCTTTAATGGCAGGAACTATGTTTAAACCTAATGTAGCTAACTCACTTATTAATCTTGGCTCTGCACTATCAGCAACTATTAAAGCATCGTTAGCGTGTTGTCTATTTAAATGATATATTTGTGAAGTAGTTAGTCCGTGTAAATAAAATCTTTCATTTATATATATTCTTTTGTTTGCTGTATCTATATTGCACTCAACTAAAGTTGACGCATCCGCAGCAAATCCATAATCTTGTCCAAAAACAGATTTACCTATTTGTTTGTATTCGCCTATTACCCAATTTGTAAATATAACTCCTTCTGCTTTATCTAACCATCCACCTAATATTTGATGCTTATATTTTTCGGGTCTTCTATTCTTAATGTTTTCTATTTGAGCAATAAAAGATTCAGAAAGGTTTTCTATATTATCTAAATACGTTGTATGGATATATGTAGTATCTCCGTTTATTAAATTGCTGCCTGATTGGATTCCTTTATCTTCAAAGAATTTCTTATATATAAAGTGTTCTTTTGTTGCAGGATTCAAAACTAATATAACTCTGTTTTGTATTCCTTTTGTTCTTATACTAAAGTCTATCTTTTCAAATGTTTCTTCATCTGTTAGTTCTTCTGCTTCATCTAACACCCAAGTTGTAACACCGGCTAATGATTTCAAGTTTGCAGTTTGAGTTCCGCTACTTGTTTTGATACCTTTAAAGAGTATTTTAGAACCTGTTTTTAAATTAATGATTTCGTCTTTAGTAATATAAAAATCATTGCTTAAATCAGCTGATTCTATCTTGTCTATAAATTCAGGAATAATAGAAACGTTAGCAGAAGTTAAAGTATAACGTGTAAACAATATAACGTGTCCTACTTCGTAAGTAAGCAATAATAAAAAGGAGTTAAGGGAATAGGATTTACCGCTTCCCCTTCCACCTGTAATTACAAAGTATCTACTATCAGAACCTAATAAATTATATTTGTTATTTAGACTTATCAATTTTGAATATATCTTTTATATCGAAGTCGTTAATGTTATGCGTTGTTTCGATTGTTTCTTTTGGTTTGCCAAATATATGTTCGGCTACAAATAACTGCCCACGTTGCGAACTTAACAAAGTATCTTTAACAAAAGTAATTTTAGCTTCGTCGTCTACTTCTGTATTGTATAATTGTTTCAAAGCATTTACAAATAATGTATTTACTTTTTGTTCTTCTACTTTAGGTTTACGTCCTGCAGATTTATGACCACCATTGTTTTTTCTTCTATCTTCCATAATTATAAAAGCAATTATTATTAATTATACTCAATTTAAAAATAATAGGTTTTACTTATTGTTAATCTTCTACTTCCCAATAGTAATCACATTGTTCATCTTCAACAGGTGATTCAACAAAATAAGACTGTCTCATACTTGGTTCTGCTTTGTATCTATAACAGGTTGAAGCTAAATCACAATTCTTTCCGGTACACATTGTTATATCAGGCATATCTTTAATTTACTTCGGCAGCTAATTCTAAAATAGCTTTATTAATAGTTTCATTGTTATATGTAATTTGATGCATTAAACCTTTTATAATTTCTAAAAATTCATAAGCAGTTAGTTCATCGTTTGATATTTCAACCGTGTACTTGTTATCGTATATTTCTAATATTAGTTTCATTTGTATTTTTGTTTTAGTATTTTTTTATAAATAGTGTTTACTGATTCTTTATTGCAACCTCTTTTATAATAGAAGCTCATTACTCTTAATATTCTTTGTAAATTACTCATATTTTTTATAATATCTTGCTTTTTCGTTAATAGTTAAAAATGCTTGAAACTTTTCTTGTACGTCTTCGTGTTCTAATAGTGCAGCTAAACGCATAATGTTTTTATTTGTTTGTAGTTGTTCTATTTTTTGTTTCAGTTCTTTTATTTCTATGTCCCTCATTTGTATTTTAAATTGTAATGATTCTAATACTAAATCGGGTTTAACTCCATTAATCAAGTTTTCTAATTCTTCTACTCTTGGATTGTAGTGTTTAATCATTGGGTATATTTTTAAATGGTGTATTATTGTAGCGTGGTTTAAGTTTAGTTCTTTTCCTATTTGTATTAAAGAATATCCTTTTTGTCTAAATAAGAATGATGCTAATGCTTTCATTTCTACTTGTTCACGTTTCCTGCTTTTTATTGTTACATCAATTCCTGATTCTTGTTTTATTTTTTCTATTATCATAATTTTTCTATTTCTTGTTTTACTTCAAATAAGTACATTGTTTTATCAAATGACTCGCTTAAATCTCCTGTAATAAATTCTCTTGCAAAATCAACCGATATTAATGCACATTGTTTTGCATCTTCCCAAGCTTCTTTATCATTCATTAAATTAGCTTTTAAATAACTATAGTATTTTTTAAATAATACTTCTGCTTTCTCTTTTGCTTTCATAATTCGTCAAATGTTAATTCTAATTCTATTGGGTTAAATTCTTGTACTACTGCGGTTAATGTAAGAAACGAAGATACTTCTATTGCTAAATGTATACCTGCACAAACTTCAAACTCCTCACGTTCTTCGTAGTCTGTTAAAACCATTCGCATTGTTTCTAATGTTTCGCCTTGACTTATATCGTATAGCGTCATAGCAAACGCTTCATCTTTTGTTAATTCCATTTTAAATTACATTATAATACTCCTCTTAATACATATTGGTCTAAGTCTACTCCTTCTGTTTGAAAAAAGTGTTTATAATTACTAACTCCTTGCTCAAACTTTTCTTTACCTTTTTCGTAGAACTCATCGCTACATTCAAAGATAGCAATATCTAAACTACCTTTGTCAATAGCTATAAATACAAAATCTTCTACTCCAAACATTTCACGATATAACCACGCTTGTAAATCGTAACTGTATTTATCTGCTGAATAACGAAAGT